GTAGGCCTCTTCGACGCAATCACCTTGGACGCTACGGCCTCACGCTTGGCAAGAATATCTTGGCATTCTGCCAAAAGTACTTGCGCATCAGATAGTGCCATATTCTGAAAGGCCGTGACGATATCGGCACGGACATTCTGGCCCTCAACATCGATACGCCTAGAAGGTGGATTCGACGTAAAGGCCTTTTGAATAGCCTTAGCGTTATCGGCCTTGGCCTTGGTGGCCTTGGTCGCCTTCTTGACTTGAGGCGCTACGCCTAACGAACCTTTCAACGCCTTATCGGCCTTACGAACCGAACCGAACCTAGAAAGAAACGCTTGAGGGTCATCCCCAATAGTCTCGCCTTCTACCTTGGTGGCCTTATCGGCCTTGGTGAAACGGACTAGAAAGGCGTTCGCCTCGCGTAGCGCACTATCGAATGTCTCCTTGGTAATGCGTGTCTGCCATCCTTGGGGGACGTAGTCACGAACCTTCTCAAGCGTTACGCCTTCGGGACGATTCTGGCACAGTGCCAGATATGCGATCGATAGAACGCCTGTGGTGGATTCAAGAGACCTATTGGCCTCTTGAATGACCCCTAACGCCTTCTCTCTCGCCTTGGTCGCCTCTTGGACGCTTGGCCATAGTGAACGTGCGCACTCCTTCAAGTGCGCGACAGTGGACAGTTTCATGTCTTCTCCTCTTCAATTGTCAATGAACGATGTAGGACGAACCTACATTCTGGCCCCGAAGGGATTCGGGACTATGGGAAGGCCTTGGCCCTCAAAGGTAGGGGATGGTCGGGTTTTGGTTTCTGTGGGTTCTACCTGGTGTGATGCGGTTGACTCGTTGCCCTATCGATGCGATGGAGATTCTTTCTTCTGCTCTTCATTCGATCAGTGATTCTGATCTGCTCTCGTCGATTCGTCAGGGTCGGGTGACTGATCTTCCTAAGATGTGGCTCACAAGGGACATGACGTACTATGAGCGTGACGGTTTGCTCCGACGTGAGGCACGTCGTCGCAACCTATTGTAGGTTCATCCTACATTGATCGGGAGGGAGGTGAAAAGTGAAGACTGTTTTGACGAATGCTCCTGAGTCGTATGACTATTGGGATTCGGTCTACTCTCATGATGAGATGCGTAAGATCGGGCCGATAAAGTTTCGGGTGCGTGTTGTCCGTGTCCCTGCCGATAACGCTCAGTATCAGACTGATCGTTATCGTTCGGGCATGTATGTTGTAATCGAAGAATGAAATCAAATCTACATGAAAGGTAGATCATATGAGTAATGTCATTGTCCGTCCGTCCTTGGGCGCTCACATTATGAGTGAGCGCAACGAGGGCCGTGAACTTGGTGAGATTCTTCATCTCGCCTACGACCTTGGTCTTCATGGTCGTCCTCTGTCACACAACGTCAAGGAGGTGGTCGGTTCGGTGCGTGGTGATCGTGGCTTCAAGCCTGTCTACATGCCGATGCTTACCGCTCCCGACGATAACTCTAAGTTGCGTGGCGCTAGTGTCCCGTCGTACGGGTTGACTCTTGCTCATGAGCGTCTTCATGAGCATCTGAATCTGTGTCCTTGGGCAGGCGATTGTGCCAAGGTCTGTGTGCTCAACACTGGCAAGGGTGCGTACGATTCTGTGCGTCGTGCCTGGTTGTGGCGTACAGATCTGTTCTGGAAGTATCCGTCGACTGCTGTAATGGCGCTCGGTTACGAACTTGGTCAGGCTGTGCGCAAGCATGGTCGTATCTTGTTCCGTCCCGATGTCAACTCTGATCTGTCGTGGCACAAGTTCCTGCCAGAACTTGGCACTCTCAAGGGTGTCACTGTCTATGGGTACTCCAAGAACCCTGGCATTCTCAGTGCGTATCAGTATCTGTGGACTATCGGTTTCAACTATGCGTACTCTCATAACGAGGGGTCTGACATGGTGCGTGAACGTATCCTGCTCAAGAATGGTGGCAAGATTGCTGTCGTTACTGATCGGAAGAAGTATGAGCCTGTTGACAGGGATGCGATCCGTAATTTCTTCAGCGTCGACAAGGATGTCGATGTCGTTGATGCCGACATCTCTGATCAGTGGATGTTATCTGATCGTCCTGTGATAGGTGATCTGTCCGCTAAGGGTCAGGCTCGTCGGCTCATCGGCAAGTCTGGGTTCGTCGTCACGTTGAAAGGGTGGTGACATGAAGAAGCGCTACCGTTCGACGATGATCATCGGCATTGATGTTTGGGCTGATGATGAGGAGGACGCTGTTCAGAAGTGTGCTGATCATTACTTTGATTTTGTACATGAGTGGTCGCCGTCTTTGACGGAGGAGTTAGATGAGGATGATGATTGGTTTCATCCCATGAATGAGGAGGAAGATTGAGATGGAAGTTATTCTTGTTAGTGATCGTACTGTGCGTGAGATCATCAAGTTTGCTCTCGCTGAGTATGATGACAGTGGGGATTGGTGGTACGGGTGGTCTGACAACTTGGACGTGAACGTCTATGAGGAGGATGATCAGATGAGTATCGTGTTGTATCCGTACAACAGTCCTTTCTTCTCGTTCACTGATAAGTGGCAGACTCTTGCGAGGATTCCTTTGCATCCTGCTGAGTCGATGCTGCCTCGGTTCAACATGAAGGGTCAGACACCTCTTCATATGAGGAAGGGGGTTGTGATTCGTAGACACGCACGATAGACTTCAATACAGATAGTTAATAAAATCTCATCAGATGTAGGATCATCCTACAAAACAAAAGGAAAAATCATGAATATCATTAGCACTACTGGCACTGCCAACCTGTCGTTCCCATCTTCCCCTCTTAAGGGGTGGGTACAAGAAGAAAGGTACGACGATCTGGTCGCTGATGTCGACCGACTCAACCATCGTCTTGTCCAAGAAGAGAATTGGCGCAAGTCAATGGCTACCTCGTACGCCAATCTTCTCAAGGCTGTCAACGATACGTTGGATGATCTCTATTCCAACAGTGTTGTCGACGACGATGACGCTCACCACTTTGAGCATCTTCAGGCTTGGTTTGAGAGCGGAGAGTTGAAGTATCCGTTTGAGACTGAGTACAAAATCAATATCGATGTCTCTCAGGAGTGGACAATCAAGATGGTTGTCAAGGCTCCGTCGTACATGAGCAAGGAAGACATCCTTGATTATGTCAAGGGTGAGGTTGAGGATGCTGAGGGTGACGTGGAGAACATCCCGTCTGAGATCCATGGTGATCTCATCACTGTCAAGGACATGCAAGATACACGCAAGTCGACTTCGGTCGACGTTTGGTGACATCCCCGACGTGTTATCCATCCGTCCGCTGAGGCGGGCGGGTGGTCATGCACCATCGGGGTGCAAAATAAAAACAAAGGAGATAGTAATGGGTTACGATAAGAATGGTGTACTTGGTGGTGTTACGAGTGGTGCGTTCCGTGCCGAACCGTGGCATGGCTTCGGTGATTCCACCAACAACAAGGGTCAGATCGTAGGGACTAAGGTTCCTATCTCTGACAGTGTGCGTACTGGTCGTGAACTTCTGGTCACTGCTGGTCTTGACTGGACTGTTGAGAAGCGCACGCTCGCTGACCTTGGTGTCACCCTTGAGAATGCTGACGATCATGCTGCGATCATTCGCACCGACAAGGATCGTATCTTGGGTATGCACTCTGACCGTTATGGTGAGGTGCAGAACGAGGTGCTCGGTCAGTATGCAGACGTGTTGTTCCAGGCTCGGGGTGATGCGTTCCCTGTGTCTGCTGTGGAACTGTGGGGTGGCAAGGTTATCTTCCTTGTCGTTGAGTTCCGTGACATGGTAAAGGTTGTCCGTCGTGACGGCACTGATGAGGACAAGATGACTCGCTACATGGGTATCTACACTTCGCATGACGGTTCGTATCCGTTGTCTGTGAAGTACATGAACAACCTGTGGGTGTGTCAGAATACTTTCACCCCTTGGAATGCTGACTCTGGTCTGACTGTGCGTCACACCCGTAACGCTAAGGACATTGCTACGTCTGCGATCCAGTCGTTGGAGATGATGATCAGGTCGTTCGATAAGTTCGACTTGGAAATCCAACGTCTGTTGGACATCCCTATTCGGGTCGGTCAGTTCCAGCGTGAGGTTATCCCTGCTGTCATCGGTTCACGTCCCGATGATGCGGGCCGTGCTCAGACCATGTATGACACAGCGTTCGATGCCATCGTCGCTGAGTGGAATGAGAAGACCCGCTTTGAGTCTGCGTTCGACGCAGTCATGGCAGTGCAGGGTTATGAGCAGCATCGCAGTGTGGTGCGCAACACCACCCGTGACATGGCTGCTATCCGTCGTCTGATGGACGACAAGTTCCCGTTAACCAACAAGGCCGTCTCGGTCTTCAACTGAAAGGAAATCACATGGATGACTGGGAAAAATACACGAAGTCAATCGTGAAAGATACACCAGAACTGAGTTTGTTATTCACGCTCAGTGAGGTGCATGCCCTTCATAAGACTGTCGGTATTGCTATCGACAATCTGAACAACAAGATCAGTAAGTTGCACCCTGGCAAGTACTACGATCATGCTGCTGCAGATCTGCGTGCTCTTGTCGGTGCTCAACAGGAGATCTTGAGTGTGCTGGATGGGGCGACATGATGAATCACATCTCAGTTGTACGTCGCTACTCAAAGGATGAACGTGAGTATCTGTTCGGAACCCTTGAAGAATCAGTCGTGTGTCTCTCGTCCCGTCATCTCAGTGATGACGGGGCAGACATTGCGATTGCGTGTGGCGAGGTGCTGTACTGCAACGAAGAAGGTGTCATGCTATGGCACATAGGAGAAAAAACATTCGTCCAATGGGACGAGTTCGACACAGTGGAGGTGTTCAAAGATGACGAGAACGTATGACTACTCGTTAGGTATTCAAACAGAGATCCTGTTGTTCTTCGACAAGAAGGGCAATGTTCTCAACTGGTCATTTGGTGTTGGCGAATGCAACATCACAGACATGCTCGTGAAAGATACGGGCGAAGTGCTGGATGAAATCGCTGACATCAGGTACGAGTTGGGCAGGAAGACGTACGAGTCCATCATCTCGTACATGAGTACCCTCGGTCTGTCCGAAGTGTACCTAGCGGACGGTGAGGAACCGTTCTGATTGGAGGAACAGTGAAGATCATTGCTGTCATCATTGCCTACTTGACTGGCATGTCGTTCATAATCAATCCGATTAGTGTGGGTGGTGACGGGCGTGAGTCCGTCACCACTACCACTGTTCGGCTACCGAAGATAGTGTACGTCCCGCTACAAAAGCCCAGCGTAACGACCACTTCTAGTACGACGACAACGACGTTGCCCGCAACTGATTGTGCCGAATGGTACTCAACTGCGATCAGTGTTGGTTGGCCTGCTGAACTGTGGCAGAAGATGTCGAAGATCATGTACAGAGAGTCACGTTGTATTGCGTCCGTGTTCAACGACACTGACCCTTACGGCGGGTCGCTTGGTCTAATGCAGATCAACATGTTCTGGTGCAAGAAACACCGAGGCAAAGAGCAAGGATACTTGCAATCTGCAAACATAATTACAGATTGCAACCAATTGCTTGACCCCGCAACAAACCTGCGAGCAGCGCTCGCCATCTACCAGTACTCCGAGCAACGACATGAAGGAGGATGGAAACCCTGGGGTAAATGACCATCCGCGAAACTACCACCACCCTTCGTGTATACTGATCACGAAGTGATCCCCCTACAGGGGATACAGTATCCATCCCGCCCTCCAAGGGGCGGGATGGATCTAGTAAACAGAAAAAGAAAACAACCGTGCAACTGTCGTTGCACTCTTATCTCTGAAAGAGATCGTGATGAAACCAACTGGTAATAAGTATTGGCGTGACCTTGCTGCATGTCGTGGCATGGATGTGAACATCTTCTTCCCTGAGGTGGGTGACAGTGGAGGCACTGTCCGCACTGCGAAGAAGACATGCTCGGAATGTCCTGTCAGGGGTGACTGCCTTGACTTTGTGATGAACGAACCTGATGACAGGTACGGCATCTTTGGTGGGTACACCTACACTCAGCGCCGTGTGATTCGTCGCCTCATGAAATCCAACCCAAACATTCTCTACTCCGATATGATTGAAGTTGAGAAGATGACTAAGGGGAAGAAATGAAATTCACTTACGCCGACGATGGGTCGGTAGATGTTTATGTCCGTCAGTCATGGATCAATGATGCCATGATGTGCAACGAACGGGGCCGTCAAGGCATCGTTCGTCCTACATGGTCGATGCCTAATGATGCGACCATCCTTGGTACTGCTGTGCATGCTGGCATCGCTGCGATCCTTGAAGGAACAGATGACGGGGTGAAGGCTGCCCTCGCAGAGTTGAACAAACTTCTTGGTGAGCCTTTCGCTCGTGTCAAGTACAGCAACGAGGAGTTGTATGACCATGCCCACGAACTCGTCAAAGAGTGGGAGAAGAACATCGCACCTGTGGTCGGAAATGTTGTCGCAATTGAGAAGCCTTTCACGTTTCTTCTTGATGAGATGACAGTCAACGACAAGGTCGTCAGGGTTCATGGCATGGGTACGATTGACTGTGTCACTGAGACTGCAGTGTGGGATTGGAAAACATCTGGCAAGAAGTACAGTGTCAGAGACAAGCAGTCGCAGGCTATTCAGCCCACGATGTATGCCACTGCTGCTGTTGAACTTGGCTGGATGTCGTGGCCTGTCACGTTCAAGTACGGTGTTCTAGTTCGGAGCGGTGCTGCCCAGGTTCTGGAAGTCCACCGCAATGAGAGCCATGCCGAGTGGCTACGAGATGTCGTTCGACCTTTCATCAGGTCAGCGATGTTGCTCGGCACTGAGGACACATGGCCCAAGAATGACACGCACTATCTGTGCTCGTCGACTTGGTGTTCATGGTGGTCTGTTTGTAAAGGAAGCAAGTTGTCCCCTGGGGACATTCAACCAAAGGAAGGTAAGTAATGATCAGCAAAGATCAGGCTATTATCATGCAGGTTGCAGCGAAGATCGCTGCAGAACTGACCATCAAGACAGAGAACATTGAAGCAACATGTTCCGACTGGGAACTTGCATTCAACTATGTGAATGACAAGTTGCAGAAGACCAACAACATTGAGGGAGTGATGCAGGCGTTCCCTGGTGCAACTGTTGAGAACATTCAGGTAACTACTGAATCGGAAGTAAGCGCTGAGATGCGTGCTCCTTCAGCCCCACGAGTTAGCACTGTTCGTGTGGCAGGTACGCAACATGGTGATCTTCCTAACTGGTTGGTTGCAGCATGCCAGAAGGCTGGCGTTTCCAAGGTGTGGGACAACCGTGACAAGGCTGTTGGCACTAAGCGTCCTTGGTTCAAGCAAGCAGACGCTGTTGATGGGCAAGAGCCTGCAGCGTTCTGGCCTCCTAAGGGAGCCTGATGGACAGCAATGAACTGCTGTCGAAGTGGAATGCTTTGGGGAGATCCGATGAGGATCTCCCCTCAGTTCCTCAGGAGACAACGAAACCTTTGGTTTACTATCGTCCGTTAGAGGATGCAGCCCATGATTTCGTGAGGTGGGCGCAGTCCCCTCATGAGCGTATCTATACGGGGTTCACTGATCTTGATCGTGAGATGCGAGGCATCGCTGCTGGCGAGATGTGTCTACTCATCGGCTACTCCCACTCGGGCAAGACGTTGACGATGTTGCAGATGCTCATGGCTAACAGGGATAAGAACATAATCTATTTTGTTCCCGATGAGCCTCGCACTTTGGTGCTCATCAAGTTGGCCTGTGTTCTTCATGGCGTGAACGCCCGTGATCTGGAACGTAAGGTTGCTTCAGATGATCAGGCTGCCATTGAACTTCTCAACGACACAGCACGGCAACACTTCCCCAACCTTGCAGTTTTCGACCAACCCATGGCTCTCTCTGACATGGAGAAAGCGTTAGTCGAAGTGTCCGACGTGTGGGGTCAGAAGCCTGACCTCGTAGTGTTCGACTATCTTGAACTGTTGCAAGGTGGTGGAGAGGACGTGCCTTCTAAGGCGAACACGTTGAAAGCGTGGGGTCGTAGGCATGACGTGCCACTGCTCGTCCTACACCAGACATCACGTTCATCTGGTGCTGACGGCAAACGCATGACCATCTCATCTGGTTCGTTTGGTGGTGAACAGCAAGCCACACACATCATCGGTGTGCGACGCAAACGGTTTGAGATCGAATCACAGATCCGTGACCTTGAAGCCAAACTTGACAAGTCATCTGCCAGTGAACGGGCAATGGAACAGTTGGACTTCCTCCGTTACGAAGCCCGCATCCATGCTCACACTCTCACTGTCAACCTTGTCAAGAACAAACGTCCTGCTGGAACCCTTGTCGACGACATTGACTTTGAGATCGAAGAAGGATCAGGTCGGCTGAGCAGACTTAACGATGGCGAACTGCCACAGCAGTTCCTCAACTCGGTTGGTAAGTAGTTGTGGACAGCAAAACCATTGAAGGGTTCATCACCCTGTTCCGTGGACGTGGTGATGCTTACGGCTCCTGGGATGGGGGATGTGTCAAGTCTCCCTTGACACAAGAACAGTTTGTCAAGCACCTAGAAGACGGCCCATACATTGGGGTCTACCCCTGCCTGCCAGTCAAAGGTGAAACGATGTGCGTCTGGGGATGCACAGACATCGACTATGACGGGCCACAAGATGCATGGCTACTACACGATGCCCTCTCCGCTGTCGGAGCCACATCGTGGGTAGAGAAGACACGCCGTGGCTACCACGTCTGGGTGTTTTGTACTGAACTGATACCAGCAAGAGACATGCGACGCATGTTCCTCGCTGCCCACCAGGTGACAGAACTTAACCCCAAAGAAGTCAACCCCAAACAGGAACGGTTACAACCAACGCAGGTCGGCAACTATGTTCGGCTGCCCTACCCTGGGGGTGGGGCGTTAGGTGAACGGCAAATAGTTGCACGCGACAATCAACCACTTACCCTGGATAGTTTTGTAGAATCAGCATTGGATACACGACTCTCACCAGAACTCGTGAAGAAACTCGCAGGTTTCTACAGTCCACCGAAAGTGGAAGTGAGTGGCCTACTGCCACCCTCTGAAACTCTCTCTGAAATAGTTCGGATACTCACACCGTTGGGCCGTGCGATATTCAGGGACGGCCCCATTGAGGGTCGTGATAGGTCAACAACTCTTGCGCACCTAGCGTTTGAGTGTAAGAAAGCAATGTTGAACCCAGCCGATGCGCTGCGAATTTTGGAGGATGCTGATCTACGATGGGGAAAGTACATGACGAGGGGAGCCTCGGGTCATCGGGAACTGGAGAAATTGATGGAACGAGCATACGGTCACACTCAACATACATAGAGGGCAAACCTCACCCGAAAGGTCGGCCTCGTGGAGCGCAATCTAAAACTGGTAAGCCTTTCTTCTACACGCCGAAAGAAACTGTTGACGCAGAGAAGAAGATTGCTGAAGCGTGGGATGGCCCCATGTTTATGGGTGAAGTAGCCGTTCACATTGTCGTCGACAAAGAAGGCACTGCGATCATTGTTGAACGTGTCGAACTGGATTCCAAGTCGAAACTTCGTGGCGACTTGGATAACTACATCAAAACAATCTTGGATGGTTTGAATGGTGTCGCCTGGAAAGATGACTCGCAAGTTGTCAAGATCGTAGGCATCAAGATATGACCACCTACCGTGACAGCCAATGGGCTAAGCGTTACAAAACGATGGGGGACACCGCCGAAGAAGCGTTCCTTCAAGTCCACCCTTATGCGCATCGTTTAGGTTTGAACAGACCGAACTTCGATGTGCGTGGCATGTCCGAAGACATGCGCTACGCCCCTGACTTCATGGTTCCAGATTGCCTTTACGAAGTGATGGGTGTTGCCTCCCGTGGAGACAGCACCCTCAAGTTCAAACTGGATAAAGCGTCTTCGCTGCAGACGTGGGAATGCATCGGGCCAGTCAGGCTTTGGATATATGACTCAAGTAAGAAAAGGTATTGGGATGGATCACTCACCGAATGGATCACGGCGTGCCACAAGGCTGCGACGTTTGAAAGATTCGTCGACAATAAGAAACCGTACTTCGCCCTCCACATATCAGACTTTCCAGTGGAAGAGCAACGTCCCGAAACGGGAGTATGATCTACTAGACATCCTGCCATCGAAACCTAAAACAGAATCCGAATGGATGATGCAATGGGGGGAACCAGAAGCAGAGTTTGACAGGTCGCACATTGAAGCAGTTCGTGTAGCAGTCGAAGCGTTAGACCCGATGTCAAGGACATGCATAGAAGCAATCTTCTATGAAGGTGTCCCATACAGCAGGCTTGGTGACAGGCTAGGATTCAGCAAACCGCACGCATGGCGTTTATCCCAACGAGCAATGGAACAGTTAGGAAAAGAACTCTTGAAGAACAGCAACGTAAGTTTGAAGTACAACATCCCGACATGTTGGGAAGATGCGTCAATGTCCCTACTGAAAAGAATGGACTTTGTTGCAGAGCCAGCGAAGGCCAGCATCCAACAGATGAAAGCAGATCAAGCCAACATAGGAAAATGCGTGCGCTCATACAAAGAGATCCCTGTTGAAACGATCTACAACATTGGGATGCGAGCAATCGGTCAGATGAAACATGAGAAGACATGGGACATCGACGAGATGCATGACCTCCTCGTGTCGAAGCAACACGACTACGGTCATGGCAACATCCTCATGTTCGGCAAGACAGGCGTTGGCATTCGTATCTGTGACAAGATCGCTAGACTTGTCACACTATGCAAGTCATCTTCTAAAGCGAAGAACGAAACTTTGCTTGACACATGGCGTGACCTAGTTGGTTACAGCGTGATCGCACAAATGCTAGAAGAAAACACATTCACATTGGAGTTGATTACAAATGACTGAAAAGAAAAACATCTATATCAGTAACCTCTTACTAGAAGAAGTTGCAGCACTCGTTTTGGCAGTGATCATCTTCGTGTCAGATGACAACGAAGATTCTAAGAACATAATCATTGGCATGGCGGAAGCAATCAAGGCTGGTCTGACCAACGATGAAGAAGGATGAACTAGAAGTGGTAGCCAAAAACCTTAACGACTTAAAGAAGGCTGTTAAGAGGCTCGGCATGCCACGCTCCAACCTTCACGACCTGGATATCGCCCTGTCGGTCATTGAACGTGTGGCTGACAGGATGGAAGCCAAGGGAATCAAATGATGTACGTCCACCTAGTTCTTTTGATAGGAGTGCTGTACTTCCTTTGGACTTGAAGGGGAGACGAACAGCCTATTACTAGAGGCATCATGGAAGAACTAGAAGGAATAGACCCTAAGGACATCGCTGATCTTGAGGCCATAGCCCGCAAGATTGAGATCGATAACATGACCTCATACAGGATCACGATTGTTCTCAACCATGAAACCGCTATCGACTTCATAGAATCCTACGAAGATTCAACCAATGGTGACCCCGTCGCATTCAAGCATCTGCTGGAGTACATTGGTGCTATCGCATTTAGTGTGTTCGCTGCCGTCACCGAAGACGACGAAGAAGATCCGTTCTTCTAAACTCCGAACATCTTCTTCCAAGTAACAGGCCCAACCACACCGTCATCAAGTAGGCCGTTAGCACGCTGCCAAGCCTTCACCTTTGACTCTGTGGCAAGCCAGAACCATCCGTCAGCACCAGCGCCGACAACCAACTGTACCAACTTCACTGCGTCGCCACGAGAGCCACGCTTGATAGGTGTGCCAGGGTAATCGAAACGTAGCACTGCACCAACGGGAGGCTTCTCTGCCACAGGCAGATCGCTCTTCAATGTCACAGATGGGTTGTAACCACTGCGACTGTTCGGCAACTCAACAGGCTGAACATGCCACGGCTCGTTATTCACATTAGCGAAATGCTTCAAACCGAAACGATGACAGTTAGCGTTCATCCAATTCAGATCACCAATAAGATCCGCTGCGAAACAGAAACCATTCGGATCAGTCTCCTCATGGTACGAACGACCAGGAGGCGCTGCAGCAGCAACGCCAGGCTTCTTCGACCACAACTTACCGTCGTAGCGAACCGTCCCATTCGGATCTTCCACATACCTACTGAGGAACAATGATCGCTGCTGAGCAGACGATCTGTACCCGCCACCAATACCGAGATCCCTGCCGTTAGCCCGAGCATCATCGAACATGGCAACTAAACGTCGTCGCATCTCAGGATGAATACGATTCCACATGGGCCTCGCTTCCATCTCCGGCAACGACAAACGTGAACCTGCGTAACCGTAAGCGTAAGTGATCATCATTCTCCTTCAAACTCTCGTCGTCGCAACTCTGCCTCGCGAGCACCTTCCGTAACCTGACGCAACGGCAAACCAAGGAAAGAAGCAAGGCTTCCCAACTGGCGCTCCTCGTAAAACTCCGAAGAAGGAATAAGACGTTCGACCGTGCCAGCAAGAGGGTTCAAGTTCATCAGCGCATAATTAAACTTGTCCGTTACACCAGTACCGCCACCAGGCAACTCAGTGGTCTGACCAAACAGTTTGGCTAAAGCCATAACTGCTGGAGACAACGGCCCACCAGCAACCTCAACAGGCTTATCAGAGAACGGCACACCCCGATACAACTTCTTATTCAACATGCCAACCTCAAACGGAACACGCAGAATCGGGTTGACATCCTTCAAGAAACGAGTCGGGTTCTCCAACAACTCAAACTGTTCCTTAATACGACCAATGCCCGTATCAAACGACAGATACCAGTTGTCAGCAATCTTCACAGCACCCTGCTGCTTCAACCACTTAGGCACAACCTCACCCTCGTCCTCTTCACCAAAGTTCTTCATCAGTTGACCGTAGATCGCATAAGTACGAGGCTCAGTCCACTGGTTCACAATCTGCAACGGAAGGTTACGAGACATCCACATCCAGAACGGAACGACCTGACGCAACGCCATGTCAGCAGAACCCACATCGTTGTAATCAAACAGGTAGCGACGCACACGAGCAGCCGAACCATTGAAGTCCAAACCCTTAGCAGCAGAATCGTAAGCCAACATGAAACGAGCAGAACCCTCAACACGCTCACCGACCTTACGAGAAGTACGAGTAGCAATGTTGTCACTCAACCGCTGACCCTGCTTAAAGAAGTCAGCGAACGCCTCTTCGATACGTCCACCACCAGCAGCCTCAGACGCACGCACAGCGATGTCGATGCGAGCCATCTTCTCAGGAGACACAGTCTTAGCAGTCTGCTCAGCCCACGTCTCGTAAGGAACCTGATTCTTAATTGCTTGACGCAAAGAGGTGTAGATCCTCAAACCTTCCAACATGTTCTCAGGGTTAGCGCCAGAGGCAAGCACCATGAAGGTGTTGCCGAGGGCGTTACGAACATGGAAGCCAGGAGACAACGTCGCATACGCTTTGAAGTACTGCGTGTACTTACCCAAGAACCTATTCAACTGTCTAGCGAACTCAGGCTGATCGACACGACGCAAGTTAGTCATCGCCTCAGCAAGATCAGCAGGCATCTGCATACGAGGAAGGTTCACCCGCTCCATGCTCTTCCAGCCCTTATCGATCTCATAGACAATCTTCTGAACGCTGTCACCCTTCTTCAACTGGGTGAGAATGTTCAACTCCTGCTTATAGGTGACATCAGCCATCAAGAACCTGGCCTCGGCCTGCGCCTCAGCCAGTAGAGCACGAGCAATCGGATCATCAGGATCATTCGTGAACATGGCGATGGCCTGCTTTGCACCGCGCGCCCAACGAATCAACTCAGCAGACTCAGCAGCAGTCAACTGCGGAGCGAACTTCTTGCCCGCAGAAGCAGCAGTAGCACGAGCCTTGCCACGCTTAGGAGCACTCTTAACCAACTGCTCTGGTGCAGCAGGAGTAGGTGGCCTCACGCCCAATGCACGAACACGAGATCCTGGGAAACTCACAGTGCCATTGATCAATGAGTCAACCATGTCAATCTTCGCCTGGAGAGAAGGAACAATCTCATCAGCCACAGCCTGCTTACTAATCAAGAAAGCCTCAGCACTGTCAAACGCAGCCTGAGCCTCAGCAACAGCAGCACGAATATTAGAAACATCGTCAAGAGCCTTCTGCTCCTTGCCGATAACCCTCATCACTTCCTTATCGAACTTCGTATTCAACGAAGCCTCCAAGGCAGCAACCCTACGTTCAGTCCCAGCGACCTGACCTTCAGCCTTCTTCCTAGCGGAAGCAGCCCCACGATAGTTACGGCTAGCCTCAGAGACACGCTCACCCAAACTCTTACGCAGTTCCTGCGGGTCTGTAGGAGAAGCCTCAGCAGCGACACGAGTAGCAGCAGCGTCAGCAGCCTCACTCAACTTCTCTGCCTGAGTAGCAACAGCCTCAGGGTTCTTCAACATCTCACGCTGAGCAGACATGTTCGCCCTAGCAGCAGCAGAACCAACCGCATCGTCGATGCTGGCCTCAGCCGTAGCCTTCCAAGCATCATTCAGATTCTTACGACGAGCAGACACACGACTCGGGTTAGTCGAACGAATGTTATCCAAAGGCGTACCCTTTGAATACCAGCCAGACTGCGTGCCATTACCCTGAACAAGAACACGAGCCTTCTCCAAAGCAGCAGCCTTAATCATCGGATCTTCAACATCGATGATCAAACGCAACGGCTTAGCCTGCTCAGTCAAATCAGCAACAGCCTTCTCTGTAGCAGTGATGCGACGCAAAGTCGCATTCAACTGCTCAACATCCTTAGGTGTTGCCTTACCAGCGTTACGCTTAGCGTTCAAAGTTTCGGCAGATTTACGCAACTGCTGCAACTTCGCTGTCGCAGCGTCAACCTCTTTCTCCAACTTCGCCAAAGCAGCCTTAGATGCAGCAGGCGAAGTACCAGGAGGAGTGAACAGCGACTCCCATTCAGCCTCAGAGAAAGACAACGGACGACCATCAGGCAATGTCAACACATCCATCGAACCGTCAGCACCACGAGCCAAGAAACCCTTAGTGCCATCACCCAAAGTGTGCAGATGAAGATCGACACCAGAGAGATCCTGCAATGCGTCGACAATCTCTTTGTCATGCATCGACTTCAAATACAAAGGATCTGCCTTAGTGCTTTGAATGCTGTCAGTAGCAGAATCCAAAACAGTCTTGCTCTTAGCGCTCAAAGGACGAACAGTACGACTCGGCTTAGCAGGCGTAGCATTACGCAAACGAGCACCAGCATCACCAAGAACAACCGAATACAAATCATCAGACGGATTGTCCGAGAAAGCCTTCAGACGCAACAGAACATTCTGAGCCTGCTCCAACTGCGGAGAGTTAGCAGCAGACAGAGAAGCAACACGAGCCTCCCACATGTCGACGTAAGGCTTAGCAACATTCGCAGCCAACTCAACAAACATCTCACGAGAAGGCACAGTCCCATAAGCAGAAGTAAGGCCAGCCAAATGCAAGAACCGCTGATTCAACTCAGACAACAGATAGTACTGAGTCATCTTGTCAGCCATAGTGAAAGCAACAGCCTCAGCATCGACATCTTCCGTCAACGTCTGCCGAACACCCTGCAACCGCTCCGCTTCCTCAACAGTAACTTCCAACTTACTCTTACCAGTAGTGGAGTTCTTCCGAACCAAAGCGTCCTCTGCAGTGAACACACGCTCCGAAGTACCCTGACCAGAAGTCCACTTGCGACGAGACATCAACTTCTTGATCTCTTCAACCCTGTCATACAGTTCCTTATAGGAACGCACAGGACGTTCAGTCAACTTCTTCAACTCATTAAGATACGCAGAAGCCTCCTTCTCCGTCTTAACAACAGCCTTACGACGCTCAACAGTGAAACCCTCAGCCTCAATGCCCTTGTCGATGCCAGTCTCAACATCAGCAACAGCACTCTTCTTCTCAGCCAAATCAAGAAGAACATCCTGGTTCTCATTCGTAATGCTCTGAACAAACAACTGCTGATCTTCCAAAGAAACAGGCTCAGCAGAATCTGCCAGGCCACGAGCCTGCAGATCATTATTGAAATCATCAAACCTTTTCAGACGAGCACCAGCAGCCTGAATCTCAGGGACGTTCGCCATAAACTCGTCATAAGCGCGACGTTCCATGTTCATGGCACGTTCGCTAGCGTTGGCAGTAGTCTGAGCACGACGCAAAGCAGCGACATCTTCCGCTGCCTTCAACACATCTTTCAACTCATCGCCAGCACCGACAAGAAGTCTGGGGCTATCACCATCAAACGTGCGATGATCACGAGCCAACACCCACATGCCATCAGCACGAGAATCATCAAGATACTTAGAGCCACCATCAAGAAGACCAGCGACAGTACCCCGATACCGTTCATCAGTACCATTAGCAACCCGTGTCTTAACAACCTTGATCTTAGAATTCAGTTGCTTATACCAGTCAAGACCCTCAACCTGATCCTTGACGAAAGTCTGCAACGAACCAACAAGACCCAGCCTTGAACCAGCACGACCCTTACGGCGAGGATCTAAAGGCTGACTACCAATCCAAGTAGCGAACTCATTCAACCGTGCAGCATCAGGGCCAGAAAGAACCTCACCACTAACGATCTTCTCCCAGTTGTTAGTGATCAACATGTTGTAATCAACAATGTTGCTAACAGTATCGATACCAGCCTCGTACCTGTCAGTCTTATCCTTCATCGAAGCAGCACGCTGAGAACGAGCAGCATCACGACGAGCAATAATATCAGCCTGATTCTGGCTCTTCGCAGCCTTAGCAGCCTCCAACTCAAGCCTGAACGCTTCCTCCTCGTCAACGGCCCGAGCAGCATCATCCTTCAAACTGCCGATCACATTGTAAAGATCGTCAAGTTCTTTCATGATTGGCTGAGCAGCAGCAGGAACATCGCCACTCATCAAACCAAACAAGTTCTCCCTGAAAGACTGAAGACGCAACTCAGCAGAATTCAAAGCATCGTTCAGAACACCAAGACGCTGACCAGCCTTACTCACAGCCTGCGCAGCATCGTCAACATCACCAAGCACCCTGGACAACTGGCCCACAGCAGAAGTGCGCTCACCAACCACAGTCTCAAGAGCCTGAGAAGCAGCATCAACCACACCAAACTTGGCCTGATTCAAATCCTTCTTCAACGCCTCAACAGGAGCCTGCTGTCGAAGCACAGCAGCAGGGTCAACGACGACTTCGTCGATGGCCCGCTCCGTGAAGTTCTTCATCACCCCAGCATCAGAGATCTCTTTGAACCGAGCAGCAATACCCATCTGCTCCGCATAATCATTAATGTACTTATTCATAATGGTTCCAAGATCAGTCTCAAAGTACTGACCCTTGAACCCACCAACATTGGCGATCTCATTCAACCTATCAATGTTCAGGTCTTCCTTCGACAAGACAGTCCCGAACCATTCGCTGCCCTCCTTAAGAGTGCGCGGGTTATACACACCAACAGGAGCGAAAGGATTTTCTGCATACTGAGTAGCCGACTTCCCGTACTCATTCTTAGTCGTCACACGCCACTGACGAGCAGCGTCAGTCTCAACCCAAGGAACATAGTTCTCTCGGTAACCAATCATCGAATCTTCCGCACCCTGAATGGTGCGGTAGATACCCTGAATGTCATCCCAGAAACTATTCAAAGTAGTACGCCACTTATTATGCGCCCTCTGAACTACCTCAGGTGCATCGACAACAGAAGCATCATTCTCCAGATACTTATACAGTGACCCACGAACACTCTCAAACTCAGCCTGATCCCCAGCAGCAAGCACAACACGTCGCTGCCCCTCAATCATGCTCTTCGCATTCATTGCACGCTGAGTGTCACGAGACATCACAGTCGTCAAAGTGTCAGCCACCTTACCTTCAGGTATCTCGCCACGCATCAACTGCAAACGAAGATCACGCATGTCAGTAGGGGTGAACGCCTTCTGCATCGCACGACCAAGACGAGTGTCAGAAGTCCACACACGAGCACTAGAAAGAATGTCCTCAGTTACCTCCCCAACCTTGCCAGTGCCAGAGATACGCTTACCAAACATGTACAAGCCAGTCTTGTTAATACCAAGACGAGCAATGTCGTCTGCATCCAAAGCAGAACGACCATACCGAACAACCTTCGCCAACTTCGCAGGATCAATATCAGGAATAGTTTTCTTAGCCAGGTTCGCCAAAGCGAACCGACCACCAGTACCAGCAAACTTGCTAGTCCCCAAAGTCACATACGTCAAAGGATCAAGAGCGACATCGCCAACAAAACCAATAGCACGATTCACCCACTTGTTAGGAGTGATATCGCCAGCGATCCTTCCGAAACCGAACGTCGGATCTTTTACCTGAGTCTTGAAATCATCCCACGACGCAGTCGTATTGGGATCAGCGTCCATCGTGTCAAGGTATTCTTTCAAACCAGATGTGATAGTCCGACCAGGAAGAGCGAGAGCCTCACCAGCACCAGTCAACACAGTACCAATAGGAGAACCCATCACATCAGAAACGAAACCCTTCCACCCGCCAGGTTCAGCAGGCTTCTTAGGTTCAAACAAATTAGTTTTAGCGAACGCTTGAGCGAGAGTGTCCTTACGAGTTACAACAGGAGCACGGGTCTGCGACCCGCTGACCCTTCTCTTCTCTTCAGCAAAGTCTGCAAGTATCTGGCTAGGTGTTACCACTACGCATTGCTCCCATACGCCAACATCGACGACATCGTGTTGATCTCTTCATCAGAAAGATTGCGCATCTGCCTCGGCCCAGCAGCCCCAGCACGAGGAGCAGGCGCTGTCAAAGCATAAGCATTGGGCAAAGCAGCCTGAATGAACTGAAACGCAGGAGCAGTAGTAGCGCCCCTGGCTTTTGCTTCAGCGATAATTTTGTCAGCAGCAGCCCTGGCTTCAGCAGCACGGCGCTGCAAATCCGAAATCGGCTTACGCTCCTCCTCGTACTTGGCACGAGCAGCATACGAGCCAGCCATTTTCGCCCAGTAATCGTTCTGATCAACCTTGTCCTTATTCGCAGTGCCACCACCCGCAGCAGCGACAAGGGCTTTCACGGGGATAGGGGCAGAAGGCTTGAGCAAACTCATCCCATCGCCACCAGCAATCTTGCTGACAGTCTTTGCAGCAGTCCTCACAGCACCAACAGCAGGACTTAACACAGAAGTCAAACCAATCAACTTAGAAAGACCAGACTTCTCACCCTCACGAGGAGCCGTCACCTTCTCCAAAGTCTTACGACCCTCAGGGGTCTTCTTCAAAAACTCCTGATAAACGTCAACACCAGTTTTTTGGACATCCTTCGACATCTTGCGGGAATACGAAGGGGTCAACATTCCTGTCTGCTGATCGACAACACCAGCAAGACCCTCAAGGATTGCCGTCGCTTCCTTGTTTTTGACAGAAGCACGAGCCAACAACTCTGGATCTCCAACAACTTCCCACATCATCGGATTCTGTAAGAACTTAGGCAAACCCATCTGAGCAAGGACATCCATGGCCTTGCCAGTCTCCATGCGACCACGAAGAACATCACCATCGTAGTAATACTCGCCAGACTCAACCTTAGCGAACGCATCCTGGGCAGCGTCCCAACGCTTCTTGAACTCATTCAAATCATCTTCGACATACTCCAACTGCTTCATCGAAATACTGTCATCCCGACCAGCATCCCCAGCCTGCTTCGTCAACGTGCGCATAATCGACGAAATCGAATAGCCACGCTTCAACATCTCATAGCCAGTAGACAAAGCGTCATCGCCTTCGGCAGCAGCCTCCAAAGATTTGAAGTCAGCACCAGACATGTCAACTACCTCAGAAGTCGACTGACGAACAGATTCCAACAACATCTCAGGAGTAATAACACCCTGCGTATACAAAAACAGAGGATTACCCATCAAGCCTAAAAGGCTATTCATGGCACTGATATTGGAACCAGCAGAAGTGCTAGAGAAATAATCCTCGTCGTAGAAACCTGGATCGCTCATCGTCTACCTCACGCCCAACGATTCATATTTAACTTAGCCATCGTCGCCTCAATCAACTTGAGGATCGACTCAGGCGCAACATCCTGCCCAGCGAAAATGTTCGACACCTGACCAGTCAAAGCATTACGCATCGCAATCTCATTCTCAAGATTGCGTTGCTGCAAACCAGTAACCGAACCAATCTCACCCTGCTTCAACAACAAGTTCAACATGTTCGCCTGACTCTCAAGATCCTGAGTACCACCAGTCTCAATCAAACCAATATCAGCCATACGACTCTGATTCGCAGCCTCCTGAGAAGTACGCATGATGTCAGCAATGTTCTGTGAAACAGCCTGGTAAGCAGCAGCATCAGACTCAGCCATCCCCTGAGCAGCACGAGCAGCAGAATCAGAAACACCAGTAGCAGACGCATACTCCGCAATCGGATTAGCAGCGACACGAGGATTCACTCCCTGCAAAGCAGCATAAGCATTCGCCGTGTTCATCGGGTCTGCCTTCATCCGAGAAACAGAACCAGCAATGTTCTCCCGACCAACACCCTGCTGACGAGTCAACTCAGCCAACGCCTTCGCATACAAAGCACGCAACTCCGCAACATTATTAGGAGTAGTCGAAGGCTTCGGCGCAAGAGCCGAAGCCAAAGTGCTGCTAGTAGTAGAAGGAACAACACCAGTAGAAGTAGTTCTAGATGGAGTAGTCGACGTGGTGGGCGTTGGGGGCTTGAGAGCGTTCATCATCGTCCACGGATTCGCATAGTTCACACCAGCGATAGTCGGTTTCGGATAAATAACTCGTCGTTCGTCTACCATAATCAACTCCCTAAAAACGGCTTGAAGCCTTCCAACATTGCAGCAGCCTGAATAATCCGCTGCTCCTTCTCACGATTCAACTGCTGAATGATGTCGTCGTACTCGGCAACAGCAGCAGCCTGTTCAAGATCCAACTGCTGACGATCCTCAGCCATCTGCTGATACACATCCTGCTTCTGGCGCTGCCAACCAGCGCCATACTCACCCACCCCAGCAGAACGAATACCACTATTAGAAAGACCACGCTGAGCATACGAAGCAGCCAACTTCCCCAAGCCCCGAGTAGCCTGAGTGTCGATGTCCATAGCCTGACGGTTACCTCTTTGCTGCGACAAGAAACGGGAATAGGCATTCATGGCGAGAGAAGCGTCACGCTTCTTCGCTGCACTCCTCTGCCCACCCGACCAGGCAAGCCCCAAATCTGTATATAAAGCCATCACTAATACCCTTCAGCGTTAACTGGTAAACGGCAGGAAAAGATATGAAATCTTCACTTCATGGGTAGCCCGATCCTGACCAGACTTCGTCAAGAAGTGGACATCCAACGTCGTCGCAGTATGAGAGTGGATGTGGCACGGCCCCATATCATGGGCCGAACCATCCACGAAAAACTCCGAGATCAGGACAGTGCTTGGCTCAAAACCGCAGTCAATAGCAAAAACCACCCTGCCATTAGCATCAGTAGTTCCAGTAGCCTCACCCCAAAAGCCGATATGAGTCCTAAAATATTCATTCAAAGTCCTAAAGATAATGCCGAGAAAACGGCTGTTCTCCCCAGTCAAGAACCCCTGTGTCGGCGCAGTCCACAACTTGCGTGCCATCAGAGGCGAACCTTACGAGGGTTAAACTTGTAGGTGATAGCGTTAATACCCCACGGGATACCAGACGCAGAAATCTTTAACTGTACAGAGTTGCAAAGACCAAGGTTGTAGCCCTTCACTAGGTCAGCCCCGAGATCGGGGCGACCCCAAGACTCATACCCACCAGTGATCGTTTCCCCAGCCAAAGTAATCTGGAAAGACCTATCAGCCTCAGTTCTATCCCAATCGTGATAGACAGCAACATCGATAGTGGTGTCCTCGCCCAACTGGCGCACGACCATCTCAGGTCGTCGCCAGAACTTCCTGGCATTAATGTTCTCGCCGTCCTGCCACTTCGTCACGAAGTACGAAACAAAATCATAGGTAGTCCCATTGATGTAATCAGAATGCAACTCCTCCTGATTAATGTTCAAAAGGACAGGCTGATAAGGATGAGCAGCGACAGACACACGAGCACCGTCAGGCTGCACAAAGTTGACCGCACATGAAATGCCATAGCCGTCACCACACACATACTTCGTCCAAGCGCCACCCTCACTGATGGAGGAGTCCCAAACGAACGTCGCAGTGGGGGCAGTCGCACGCTCCTTGCCACCATACTTAAACTCAGTACTATCGTAAGTAATAGACGATTGGTTATAAGTTTCAACAGCAACAGGGTCAGTACCCAACGGGAAAGAAATCATTAGTTTACGGTCAACCCACGACACATAAATACCAGCCAGAGAACCCTCAGTAATTTCACCAGCCTGAATCAACGGACGCAACACAGCAAACAAATCAGTGAAACTCTGACCGTTATAAACAAACAAACCATCAGGCCAAGAGAAAAAGAAAACACCCTGCTCCGACACAGCGATACACTGAGGATTCTCAGCACCTATCTCCCGTGTGAGCGGAACCAACTGGAACGTCTCCTCGTCATAACCGAGGAGAGCAAACACTGCTCGCTTCTTGAAGATAAGAAGTTGATCACCAAAAGGCACAAGTGCCGTGATTCCCGAACCTCCACCAACCACATCGATGTAATCTTCCTCACGCCACGACTCCGCAACACTCGGATGCGACCAACGAATTCTGTTCGGATAAGCAGAAGTACCCTCATAAGTATCAGCCACCCACAATCTGTCAATATGCGTAGCGCACAGATTCGCCCTCGGCATATGAGTACCAGTAGGCGAAGCATAAGAAGACTGCCAAGCACCAGTACCAGACGCAGTCAATGTCGTAGCAGCAGTGCCACTCCACTTCATTCCGTTATAACCATGACCCCTAGCGATATAAACACTAGAAGCAACACCAACAGTCCACGAAGTAAAGAACGCACCAAAAGGATTATCAGTATCTCCAATCGACGCAGACATCGAACCATAATCAGTCCAAAAGATCTTCCCATTAGAAGAAAACAACAACTGCTTATAAGCCCCATCCCAAGGGAACAAACGACGAGGAGTAAAAGCACCAGCAGCAATCGAACCAATAGCATCACTGTTATAGGTACTCATGCCACCACGAGACGAGAACCCGCCACGAGGGTCGATGTCGATGTTCAACAAGTCAGGAGATTCATTATCAGCCAACTGGAAAGCGTCAGCACGATAATTCAAACCGCCAGTGAAATCGTTCGTTACAATCGTAGACAGCATCAGTAATAAGACGGGTACTGGTAGAAACCATTTGAATCATGGAAAGGCTGACCCGACAAAATCATAGGACGATGAGAAGAAGGCTTCATAATGTCAGAAGCAACAAGACGCACGTTCTCATCAAACGAAGAACGATAAAACGCAGCCAACTGAACATCCTCTTGCAATTGGTACACCTGCGAAATTGCGTAGTACACCAAAGCCTGATGCAACCTGGCATCAGCATCAACCTCAGTAGTGGTATTCGCAGTCCAATCAATTGGTTTGCGATACCCTCGCAGCGACAAAGTGAACACACCATTCGGCATAGGCCAAAGATTCAACTTGCTTTCCCAAATCGAATAATGCATAGGACGACCAGTGGCCTCAGGATCGCCACCCCACGTCGCCTCAGCATCATCATGAGAAACCAAAGTCAAACGAGCACCAATACCAGACCCGTCAAAAATAGAAATAATGTCAGAAAAGTTCCCAGCACCAATAGAGGAAAGCAGATACTCTCGCTGATTAGCGACAGTGGACAAAGTCGCAGAAGTCTGCAAGAAAGGCCAACGCCTTTCGATTGCCATCATCCTGTCATACCCGTCACGGACATACATGTCCAACAGATCATTAGGAAGGTCGACTGTGTCCATGTCGACAACAGTACGAACCTTAGAACGAATATCAGCCAGATCCATCAGCGATCTCCTTTGCCTTCTGACGCAAATGACCGATACATAAATCAGTCCCCTTGGCTTTAGCACCCTGACAAGTGCCTTCATTAGCCATACAGCGTGTATGCCCCGCATACTCCATGCCCCCAGGAGGGGCAGAGGTAGCATCAGCAGTAGCGAAAGGACGTGCGCCCCGAAAAGCGGACTCTCCATATAGTGAATAAACAGGTACTCCAGCCATCACTACAAGAAGAAATCGTTACTCAGTAATACATTCCCTTTTTGCCAGAACCAATAGTTGGCCCAGCCTTCTTCTTCTTTGCCCCAGCAGGAGCAACCACAGGCTTGTTAGCAGTACGCTTAGCCATGCCAGCAGCCTTCTTTTGCATGCCAGTAGCGGAACCCTTTAAAGCAGGGTTAGCGGGGCCAGCAGCAGCCTTCGCTGCAGCAGCCTTACCAGCAGGCGTGTAAGGAAAAGATTTGCCATTTACCTTGGGCATGAGGGATTCTCTTTCTTTTGTACGGACAATGAAAATGTGGGGCGGTTTCCCGCCCCACACAATCAACTTTTATCAGGCGGTCTTAGCCGTCAACTTGCCCTGCTTCTTGGCGTTACGGCAAGTGAGGTTGCCGTAAGCCATGATGAGGGCATAGCGAGCGTCCAAGTTCTCAGGACGAGTGAACTCGGTCTGAGCGAACCACTTGCCACTGTGACCCACCAAGGTGAGGTACTTGCTGTTCAAGAAGTACACAACACCAGCAGTGCAATGCACGTCGTAAGCAACAGGAGCAGCCTTGAACAACAGGTTCTGGAATCCAGCGTCTGCCGTCTTGGTGTCCGTGTAGCGCAGTTGAGGCTGCAACAGCGACTCATACTTCTCAAAGAGAGTCTGAGTCGTGAGCACCATGTCAGGATGGTCATTACCAACCGACACAGTGTTGTAGGCAGTGCTCATTTGAGCGAGTGTCAAAGCACCAGCAGTGTTCTCTTCGTATGAACGCCAGTATTCGTTTCCAGCAGTTGCACGGTTAATGCCACCAACAGTTCCGCTGGCTTCGACAAGGTTGCCCAAGCCGTTCCAGTCCTTGCCACTGTTGCCAGTGCCGTCAGCGAAGAACATCTGATTGAACTTTTCCTTCATGGTTTCTTCAGCCTGCATGATCTTGGCTTCCAGAAGGTTCAACACAGCCTGCTCGCCGTTGTTCTTGGCCTCTTCGATGCCAGAGATAGCGATGGAAGTAGCGTACTGCTTCCATTCGTACTCGGCAGCAGTGATGCCACCCTGAGCGTCGATGTTGATGGGGTCATAGCCAGCGTATGAACCAGCACTGGTGTTAGTGCCATAGATCAAAGGCTCAACGATTTTGGTTCCACCATCCAGCATGCGGATACGGCCCTTATCCATCAAGAAATAGGTAAGAGGACGTGCAGTGAACACGTTGTCGGTCAGTTGCTTGCGATAGTTAGCAAGCGTAGTTGATAGAAGTGTGTCGAAATTCGGGTTAGACATTTGGAATCCTTAAGTAGGTTAAGTGATGTTGTACTGCCGTTTCGCAGCAGCCCAAGCATCAGAGATTGAGCGGATGGCTCCAACCTCGTCACCCCCACCCTTCGCAGAAGACCCACCCGACACCGCACTAGCGGATCGTTTGGACTCAACAACTGCTTCTTCCTTGGCTGCCTTGTCCGCAGCCACCTTCTTGGTGGCTTCGGCCTTAGCGACCAGACGGTCGTAAGCAATCTGCTTATAGGTAGATTCAAGATCATTAGTGCCACGAGCAAGCGCAGCAGCAATAACCTCATTGGCATCGAAGTCTTCGCCGTATTTACTTTGCAACGTCTGAACAGTGCGCTCCAACTGGTCGTAAGCCTGCTGCTCCTCAAAGGCCCGAATCCTCTTATCAAGGTCGGTCATCTTGGATTCAATCGGATCGCTCTCCGTGCTACCCCAATCAAATTCATCAGCCATCGTCTGGGCCTCCTGTCTAGAAATCCCATAATGTTGTGCTAGTAAATCGATTGTTTGAGCAGGGTTGCTATCCAAGGCTTCACGAATCGCATTCGCCCACTGCAACTCTTGTCGTTGCTGAGCCAGTTCCTGCGTCTTGCGGGTATAGTCCGCTTGACGGCTGTAACCAGCCACTGCCTCCGAAAGAGGAACCTTGATCTCTTCACCGTCAACTTTGACAGTCACATAATGATTCGCGAAATCATCTATGTTTAGATCAGGGCCACCAGCATCGGGGGCTTCGCCGTCCACCTCTCCGACTTGTCCACTTTCCGTGGGGTTGATATCGGGGACTTCAGATATGTCAGTCACTACTACTCCTAGAGTCCTAGTTGGTTGCTCTATATACAGTGACTAGGCGTTACATGAAAACCCATAAAACACGAGGGGGTCAAACTGCCAAAACACGAGGGGCTACAAGTTGGGTAGACCTATACCTAATCGCGACGACAAAGCAGCAAGAACAGCAGGGTCTACACCACTTAACCCACTAGGCGTAGCCGAAGGTGGGGCGATGATCTCTGGCATACCACCAGACATTTCAGGAGGCATACCACCCATCTCTGGGGGCATGCCCTGCATCTCGGGTGGCATACCACCCTGCTCCATGCCAGGTTCAGGCATAGGAGGAGGTGGAGCCTGCAAAAACTCGTCAGGAGTCTTCACACCAAAACCAAACTGCAGAACATGAGAAGCCAACTTCTGCATGTTCACGATGCCAGCAGAAGCAAACGGGGCCATAGCATCCACCATCTGAAGTGCCATCTGGCGACGGAATGACTCATTCACTGGGGCAGTAGAACCAGCCTCAACTTCAAAGTCGAACTCTCCAGCGATAAAGTCGCTGTCGAAAGTCACCCACGCCGTGTCGCCGTCCTTGCCGACCACACGGGCAACCTGCTCGCCAGTCAGATACTGCTGTGCGAGCGCAACAAGACGATCAGCAACAGCAGCAATAACGCCTTCGATGGTAGCCAACTTGTCTGCAGCACGAGCGTTAGCAGCGTCCTGCATGATGGCAGCCTCAGTGGCAGTACGACGGATCTCAGGCAAACCACCACGCTGATACTCAGTAACACCAGAGATCTGCTCAACGTCAGCCTGAATCATATTTGACTGGTTATAAAACTCGGGTGGCGTAATGATAGACGGGAACGGAGCAACCACGTTGCTCAAGTTCTCGTCGCCAGCAACAGGAACCATCACATTGTCATAGTCCGACTCAAGAGCAGAACGACCATCAGCATCAAACGCTGATTCCTTAAACAGATACTTACGAGAGAACCTCTTACGATGGTTCATCATCTGCGTACGAGTCTCATTCAACTCATGCTGCAAAGGCTCAATAGCCTCCAAGTCACCAATCGGATAGAAATGATCAGGGACATCGTAGTTGCGCATCATCACAAAAGGATGACCAAACGCATACGGCATCTTCGTAGGCTTAACCAAGAACTGGCTTCCACCATCAGCAAAAATTGCCATGGTTCCAGCCTTCAGATCATAGAACTCCCACACATCAGCATACTGATGTGACTCATCCCAAGTCTTCTTACGATCTGGCTCATCCACATGACGAGAAATAGTTGTTGGAGATACATCGTTCCTCGCAGCAACACTGTACCTCTTGTCAGCCTTGATCTCCTTCAAAGGGCGACGGATACGCTGAGCGATCCATCGCATGTCATCCTCAGAAGTAGCGTCAGGGTCAACAAAAACATCGAACGGAGATACACGCTCAACAAACGGCCTGTCCTCACGGACAATAATTGTCGGGGTAATCAAGTTGTCGTCGTCAACAGTGGAGTAATCGCCTTCGTAGTCGATCTGCTCCTCTTCGACGTATCGATAGCCAACCTTAAGCCAGGCATGCCCAACAATCAGGAAGTCCTTGACAGCCCTACGGAAATGAGGCTTAACCTTATAGTGTTTCCACCAGTAGTTAACAACAGCCTCAGTGATGATGGCACGAGCAGCGTCTTCTGATTTTCTCGCATTGACAGCAATCTTAGGATAGTTAACCGAAACACTCGGGCTAATCACGTTGACCGTCGCAAAAGCGATATTAACCAGAAGACGATCTTCATCAGTGGCATACTCGTAATGACGGCCCCGATACATATCGATGAGCCGTCGCCAAGTATCGTCGAAACTCTCTTCCCGCCTCCACCTTTTCGACTTGGAGACATGGCCCTTATAACGGGCCAAAAGATCAGTGTTTGAAATACGCGCCACTATGAACCTGCTGTTCGCCTAATGCTGATCAATAAACCAGCGAGTTGTCCCTGAATGCTTGAGCGGAACGTCCAACCCAGTTCCACACTGCAATAACACCAGCAATACCTGCTGCCTTAAAAAACGAGACGTTAAGCAAAGCAGCACCAATAGGTGCTGAAGTTGCTCCCGCAACGAATGTTACAACTGCCCGATGAAATGCTTCTTTGTAAGTCACTTGTCTTCCTTCCAGTGTCCATGCCACCTGAAGTGGTCATGTAGTCGATCATCTAACTTCTCAATCTTTGACTCAATTCGACCCAAAGTACTGAGACTTTCAGAATGCTGATGGGTGTTCCTTCTTTCAAGCCGATGCAAACCCCACATCATTGGCCCACCAATGATGGCAACAGCAATAGGAACCCACCAATGCATCCCTTACACCCAACGAGTCCCGACTGGTTCAGCCTTAATCCCAGCAGCAGAAGCCTGGGCTTCTTGCTGACGTTGACGTTCACGAATAGTAGGCCCATGGAAATCTTCTTTTCCATGGCTGAAACCTAGACGTACAGAGGAAATATGGCATTTGAAGCACACAGCACCCCGACGTGGCAACACGTCGAAAGTAAACAGAGAGCCACAATCACGGCAATTCACAGAACCCATCACAATAAAGTCGCTTCGTTACATCGTTTTCCTGGCAGTATGCGCACCAATAGGAACCCTTCTAAAAGGCTCATCATCCCCAATAATTAACTTTTCAAACCAAGACAAACTGTATTGAGGTGGTGGGACATCAGCCTTATACTCTGGTAACCAGACGTACTTCAACATCTGCCAGGTGATAGCCAAAGACATCACCCTGTCATCATGAGGAGAACCATGCATACGACCATTGGTTGCCCTAACAAAACTTATTAACTCCTGAATAGTGCGCTGATCCCTCAGATCTATCTCGCCATCACGGACTGCAGCAGCCAACTCGTCAATAGCCAAAGGCTTAGTGGCTGTCGTCGTTCTCCAACCAAGAATCTCAGTAGCCTCAGGATTGCGCTGCTGAAGCCTACGAGTCCGATACAAGTTCTTATACCCGTACCTCTGCATGGCCTTCAACGTAGTCAAACCATGGTTGTTGTTTTCCACGCCAACCAAAGCCCCGTTATACCAGAAACCTATTTCAGATAGAAGATCACCAAACAAGTCAGGTTCAATATGCCCATGCCAGTGAGCCACAACAGTCAACGTGCGAGCGTCCACAACATGGCAAGACGAATAGTCGCCGTGGGCCAAGCCCTCAGCAACGTCCGCACCAACCACATAAATGCCTTCATGTTCAGGGTATTCGTATACGGCAAACTCCCCATCAGGGGTTTGCCTGAACTCAATCTTCTTCTTGCCTAGAACATGGATATACCCACGTTCTGCCTGCTCAACCTGCAGAAGTCTCAGTGCGTCGACATCGAAGACGGGGTTGCCTGACTTAATGAACGCCTCTTCAGGGTTTCTTGGATACTCCTGATGCAACTGCCATGACGGCAAAGACTTTACCTTTGCCTCATACCAATCCTCATTTCGGTCACCAGCAGACCAAGGCCAAAACACGCCCTTGAACTGGTTCGTACCTGTCTGAGCGCCAACCCACAGGCTGTGGAAAAAGTTGCCAGAACCATTAGCGGTACTCAAACAAATGACACGACCACCAACGTCAGCAATAGGTTCGATAGAAGCCCACGCCTCCTCAGAGTTAGGCAAGAAGGCCATCTCGTCCACAACCACTAGATATACAGACTCACCACGAGCAGGGTCGTTGCCTGAAGGCAACGACTCAAGAGCAGACTCATTAGAGAAAGTCATCTTCAACTGGTTGTCAGTCGTTAACTCAGGGCCACGAACCTTCATCCACTGCGGAAGAAACTTGTAGCCGTACTTGGATTTCTGAAGCAACTTTGTTGCTTCACGTTCCGTACGGGAAAGCATGACGATAAACCTGTCAGGCCAAAAGAACGTCAACCAGAAAGCATACGCTGCAGCCAAAGTGGAGAACCCAATCTGACGGGCTTTCAACACCACACTGTATCTGTTAGTCATCCATGCACGAACAGTTTCAATCTGAGCCTCACGAAGTTCAAACAGAATACGTCCACGCTCAGGATGTTTAATCGACCAATAGTTGTTACAGAAATGTTCAAACGCTTCGACAAGTTCGTCGATAGAAGCATCCTTACCACCCCTGCAGATACGCCATTCCTTCTCATTGAGGAGGTCTGAGAGTTCCACGCTATCTCCTTCTAAGATACATCTTCTGATCCCGAGGATCGTTCTTAGGTATACCAACACTGTTCTTGGGCCTAATGATAATTACAGCATGCAATGGTGCTCCAGGGTTATTCCACAAAGCAAGTTCAGTCCCTCCAACACCACTACCAGTAGCATCCCTGAATAAAAACCCACCAGCAAGTGCATCAGAAGTCCCAAGACCAGCGCCCGTTGCCAACCTGAAATGTTCCCTCTGGAATACTGTCGACGAATCGCCAGAACCAGAACCAGAAGCAGAACGCAACCTGACAGTCACATGAACTGTCGCAGCACTTCCAGCCCCACTGCCAGTAGCGACCCTGCTGATCGTAAAGATCACTACAGGGGTAGCAGAACTACCACCAGAACCACTACCAGTCGCATTTCTAACGACACCACGAATGCCTGTAGCAGATTGGCTACCTTGCCCAGAACCAGTAGCAGTCCTTATAGCAGTAAGCCGTCCAGTAGCCGTAGCAGACCCAACACCAGAACCTAAAGCAGAAGTTCCAGTACCACCAATAGCAGTCTGACTACCAGTACCACTACCACTAGCAGTACGAGATCTAGTGATCAGCCCTGAGGCTGATTGCGTCCCAGACCCACTGCCAGTAGCAGTGCGCAGATCAATGATGAGCCGTATAGCGGTCTGTGTTCCCGTTCCGCTACCAGTAGCAGTACGCAACCTCGTAATAACACGAGAAGCGCTTTCTGTACCAGCACCATTACCTGTAGCAGTACGGACACGAGTTGCCAAACGTGTTGCCGTTTGTGTACCAGTACCACTGCCAGTAGCAGTTCGTGGCCTAGTGACAAGTCGTGCAGCAGTTTGAGTTCCAGCACCCGAACCTGTGGCTGTGCGTACTTTAACAATCAGCCCTACTGCTGATTGTGTCCCAGTGCCAGTGCCAGTTGCCGTACGGTCAAATGTTGTGACACTGCCACCCTTAAGAAGAAGCAGCAGCGACATCTGCTACACCCTCATCAACACAGGGTTTGGCTCTTGTGCTCCTGTTGTTATCCGTCCATATCTCGCTGCAGCAGGTTCCTCTTGAGAAAAAGTTTCTGTACCAGCAGTACTTGATTGTGAAAGATGAACACTTATGTCAGTAGATGACAATGACGTATACGAATATGCAGGCCAATAGTGGTCGCTGGCTATTGTTGTTCTTGAACCTAATGGGAAGTACAGGGTGCTAGAAACATTGCTTCCTTCTGTTCTCGGCCCAAAAGAAGCGAATCCGTCTGCTCGTCGACCATGAACATTATGTGGGCTAAATGTTCCATTCCACATTGGTCGAACATAAAGATCATATGTCTGATCTATGAGAGTTTGAGTTATGGCAGAACCTGGTATATCTGCTGTTGTGTGGTGAACATGTATTTGCGAAGCAGCACCAGCAAGCGTTTGGCTAGTTGTACTCGAACAGTTAATGGCAAAGTTGCCTTGTCCAAGTATGGAAATTGATCCAGATCCAGCAACATTATTTGTTAATGTTTTTTGTGTTGGTGGCAAAATTTCTGTTCCAGTCCACAAAACTGCTGCAACGTCATTTGGACTTGCAAGGTTGTTTGCTGTATAAATTGCTGTTGCAATGAAAATCCAGGTGGTTGCTGGAAATGCCAAACTGCTAGTAGTCCATGTTGTATCTGTAGTGCTTTTATTAATTGCGATTGTTAGTTCGCCAAGAGAATTAAGGTTTAAGGAATGACCTGTAGCGCCATGCGCCCAAAGAATACGGTTTCCAACTACATAGGCTTGCCACCATCCTCCAACAACATTTATTTGACCGTAATCAGTTGTTGAGCCAACCTCAAAAAGTATGTCTGTTGAGGCTGTAAGGTTATTCCAAAATGCTCCACTACCAGCGTTCAGTGTAGTCAAAGACATAACTAACTCTGTTCGACATAAACGATCAACTGCAGATCAGTCGCAGCCCCAAAGAAAGTGTGAGCACTACGAGTAATCAAACCAGCAAAAAGGTTCGCAGTACCAGAACAAACATAAGGAATAGCCAAGTTATAAGCCTGAGCGACACGGTTGCCACCAATGTCATAAGCGCCGTTCAACTGAACAATGGCAATCGTCTTCAAAGCATCGGCATCAGAAATAGAAAAGGCAGCATTGTCCGAAGCAAGAGTCACGGAAGAGTCAAACAACACTACATCGACTGCACCAATGTTGTCTGCAGCCGAAACCAAAGTTATACCAGTGACATAACCAGCACCACCAGAAGCATTAGCAGCGTTGCTGATTGTGAACTGAGCACCCATCTGATCTCCAGCAGCATATGATGTCGTTGCTGTAGTCAAACCAGACGAAGCAGTAGAGATGCGTACGATGTCACGGTGAGGGACAACATGCAAACCCTTGGCAACCCCAGGGATACCAGTAGTTCCATTCGACGTTCCATCAACCAACTTGACAAACTGTACATGAGCGGTCGTACCACCATTAACCGCAACCTCATCGGTCGCAATAGTCGTACCAGTACCCGCTGTAATCGCTACGTTGTCAGCCATCAGTCACCAAGCCCATAATTGAGAGCATCATCAAATGATGCGAACACCCCACCAGGAGGATAAGGCAAACTAGAGGAAGGCAAAATACGGTCAGGTTGAACCTCAATCGTATAAGTTCCACCTTCGCCACGACGAATAAGAGCAACAGGCTGCTCGTTATTATCTGCAGTAAATACTTCTGCAACCGTCACATGCCACATGGTTTACCTCAGGTCTTAATGATGTAGTTGAGAGTGATGTACGGAGGAAGGTTGGCGTTCGTTCCGCTCACGCCAGTTGTGCTTGTTGCCCCAGTTCCATCAGTGCCAGATGAACCTGAATGGCTGTTAACGGTCACTGAGTGAAGGTGATCTCCAACAGCGTCAGTGCTACGAGTTTGGTCGTTAGCACTTGTTGTAATACCAGTTCCACCAGATGAACCATATGCTGCAGCGTTGACATCCACGCCGTAGGTGTGGGAGTGACCACCTGCTGCTCCCGAAGAGGCTGTATGTCCGTGGTTAATGGTGTGAGAGTGGCTAGGCCCAGTGTGGCTGTGGCTAACAACAATAGCGTCAGCAGAACCAGACTTCTCATTTAGCGTGTCAGACCAAGTGGCAGTACCCTTACCAACAGGGAAACGGCTACGAAGATCAGGAAGGTTGAATGTCGTCGAACCATCGCCCGTTCCGTATGTGATACTTAAAACACCAAACAGAGCGCTGTAGGTCGTACGAGATACAGCCTGGCCTTCACACAAAAGCCAGCCAGTGGGAGCAGTGGCTCCACCATAGGCAGTCAAAGCCCCAGTCGGAACAGACTCGGGAGGAGTTGCGTTCTCTAACTGTTCAATTCTGTAATCGATACTTGTAGTTACAGCAGAGTTATCTACACCAACTTTAGCCTGCAGGGCTTCAATAGCGTCGTTAGCGTTAGCGTGTTGCGACGAATGGGACGGACTCGCAAGCGTGTCCGTACCAAGGGGATTAGTGAGGCTATCAAGCCCCGCAGGAAAGTTAGTTGCCATAGACTCAGTCCAGGGTCAGAGTCAGCGAAGTGATCTGGAAGGTATCTCCAGCAGTCACAGAAGCAGACGACGACAAAGCGCCCGTCCACAAACAGTTTCCTGCGGTCGAAGCATCCCATGCAGACCAATGAGAATAAACCTCAGTCGTGGACACTGTTGTCCAAGTGATCGTAGCAGAAGTAGCCATCGAACCACCAGAAGCAGCGCTAAACGTAGCCAACTGACGGCTTGTGTTTGCTGCTGCCGAACCAACAGCAGTCCCGTCTTCTCCAGGGTCGCTAATGTGCAACTTGATGTACACCGTAGCCACAGAAAGAGACACGTTCCGCAACGTGTCCAGCAACTTGTTTTCCAAGTAGTTAGAAATACTCATTCCTCGTCCTTTGCAGGTTCACACGGTTCCCCGTCGCAACATGAATCCTTAAAACCACAACTAGGACACCGCCAACGGCAAGCCGTGGGCGGGTACTCCTCCCCGCAATTCAAGCACTCAACTAAATGCGCCATCCGTTACATTGCTTTCAGGTGCGAAACCCTTGTATCACGCTCACGTTGAGCCATCAAACCGATCAACTCATCCAACTCAGAATCAGACAGTTCTGTCGAAGCCTTATCCGACCTGACAGTGACAGTCTGAGGAGCCATTCTATTTGTAGCCTGCAAGTAAAGTTGGGCTGCCTTAATGTCGCCGTTCACTGCACGCTCGTAGAGCGTGTCCAGAAGCCTCTGAGATCGCTCAGGAGAGCCTTGAAGGTCATCGACACGGGATTGCCACGCCTTACGGAAAATGTCCTTCTTTTCCCATCTCCGCAGGGTAGACACGTTAACCCCAATCAGAGCAGCGTACGCCTCCTTGGAAGCAGGCTCCCGCTCTGACGGTGGGGTGCAGAGCCAGTTGATGTAGTTCTCTTGTCTCTGATCTAGGACGTTTTCTTCTAGTGCCATTACTTATTGGGGGGGTGCGTTACTCATGTAACGCGTAACGCTAAGGATAGGGGCTTATAGTTATCCAGTCACTAGCCCAGCGCCGTGACTGGATACAGTAACCATACTTAGAGCGACGACAGAAAAGAGGAGCACTATGCTAGGAACTGCTACAGGAACGCTTGGAGTGCTGAACGCTGCAGTTGCGCTTTCGACCGATGACACAGATCGTTTCTCTGTCCAGTTGACTGGCACTTGGGCTGGCACTGTCATTTTTGAGGTTTCAAACGATAACACCAACTGGGTGAGCGTCGCTTTGGTTAACTCAACCAGCACTGCTTTAACTACAGGAGTTGTGTCCACAACTGCAAACGGATTGTTTTATCGTATCGACGCATTCTCGCCGTTCTTCCGTGTCCGAATGAGTGTCTACACCAGTGGCACTGTCAACGTCAACCTATTTAGTGCAAGGAGCGCAAAGTAATGGCAACAAAGAAGAGCACCCCAAACAAGCGTGGATCTGAAAAGCAGGAGGCTGACGCTCAACTTCGTAAAGTTGGACGCTACCTCAGTGGGAAAGACGTTGCTGGAAGCGCCGACAGCAAAGCGAAAGGCGCACAAGCCCGCAAGGCAGCCTTGATTCGTGGCGTATACGGCGACGTGGAAGAACGTCGCCTCGCTAATAAAGACTCAGGGAAGAAGAAGCCTGCCCCGAGAAAGACCATTGCTGTCTATGAGCAGCCTGGAACTGTCACCAAGTACGGGAAGATCTCCAAAGGTGGAGTTCGCATCAAAACTGTTGGTGGAACCAAAAAGAAGAAGTAATGGCTTCCAAGAAAGATCCCCGACTCGCACGGGCAGGAGTTGATAAGTTCAACTCGCCCAAGCGTACCCCTAATCATCCAACCAAGTCACATGTCGTGGTCGCCAAAGAAGGCGACCAAGTCAAGACAATCAGGTTCGGACAACAGGGAGTCACAGGAGCAGGAGCAAACCCTAAAACCCCCAAAGACAAAGCACGACGTGCGAGTTACTACGCACGTCACAACGCTCAAGATGCAACCCCATCAAAGATGTCCGCAAGATACTGGTCGCATAAAGTTAAGTGGTGAACAATGCCTCCACTCGTAGAAGTCTACTGGGAAGATCACTACAGCCTCGGTGATGACTGGCATATCCCCCAAGCCAAACACGACCACTGCATCCTCACCTGTGTCGGCTACCTCGTAGCCGAAGACGACAAGTACTACTGGATAACCTCCACCTATGAGCCTGCAACAGGCCAATACAGTTCAGGGACAGCAGTTCTGAAGAACTGCATCACCCAAATGCGTCTTCTTAAACAAGGGCGACGACATCAAGGTGATCCAGCATATAA